GTGGCATTTCTTCTCGATTGGTTCGATTTCTATGCGCCTACCGGTCCCCGCGACCGTATGGCGTCCCTATATACTGGCAACGGAATGCTTACGCGTAGATGGTTTCTCGGCGGCCTTTCGGGGGGTCTTGCTGCGAGTGTTCTAAATGTAGCTCCGGAGCACTTCGATGTTAAATCTTTCGATCGGACGAGGGTATTACGCGACGCCAACCGCTATTTGACGGAGAAGCCGCGGACTGTCACGGCTTCCATTTCGGCGCGCAGTGCGGGAGGCAAGCACGATTTCTTTTCGGAGGGCGATTATTGGTGGCCCGACCCCAAGAATCCCGACGGGCCTTACATACGGCGCGATGGCATGTCGAATCCCGGCAATTTCGACGATCACCGCAAGTATCTGCTGGCGTTCAGCGTGCGAATGCCGGCGCTGGCATCGACATGGGTTCTGACAAAGGATCGGCGATATTCGGATCAAGCCATCGAACATTTGAATGCCTGGTTTGTTGATCCGCAGACGCGCATGAACCCCAATTTGCAGTACGCGCAGGCCATCCACGGGCGCACAACGGGCCGTGGAACGGGGATCATCGACACAATTCATTTGGTGGAGGTTGCGCGTGCGACTCAGGTGTTGCATGCACACGGCGTTTTATCCGCCAACGAATTCGCGCCGATCAAGGCTTGGTTCGCCGATTACGTGAACTGGATGGAAAACAGCGCCAACGGAAAGGCTGAGCGCGACGCCCAAAACAACCATGGGACTTGCTGGGCGATGCAGATTGCGTCCTTCGCAACTTTGACAAGCGATGGGGAACGGCAGGAGGCGATCCGGACGCGATATCGAACCGCATTGCTACCGAATCAGATGGCCGAGGATGGCAGTTTCCCGCGGGAGTTAGCCAGAACGAAACCATACAGTTATTCCTTGTTCAATTTGGAAGCGATGTCCGCTATTTGTCAGATTCTGTCGCGCGACACCAAGGACCTTTGGAATTTTGAACTTGCGGACGGGCGCGGGATGCGCAGGGGATTGGAATTTATGGCACCGTATATCCGCGATAAGGCTTCCTGGCCAAAGCCGGCGGATGTGATGTATTTCAAGGACTGGCCGATGCGCGAGAGCAGCCTGTTGTTTGGCAGTATCGCATTCGACAAACCCAGTTACCTCGATATCTGGAAGACCTTGCCGGCAGAATCGAACGTCGAAGAGATCATTCGCAATTTCTTCATCCGGCAACCGGTACTTTGGGTTGTAGTGATGGAATCACAAAAATCGTAAATAAAATATTTAGCTTATAAATCAATACTTTAGGTTATCGATTCACCGTTCGGGCGTAAGTGCGGCTGTTAGCTTTGTTTGCGGATGGACTGGAATGCGGCTACCGAATGCGAAAACGAACACTTCGATCCCGGCGTGGACGAGGTAGAGTGGGTTTACTCGCCGCTTCCATCGCAAGGTACGTTTCACGCATCGGATTCCCGATTCAAGGGCTTTTCGGGACCCGTTGGCTCGGGTAAAAGCGCGGCACTTTGCTTCGAGTTAGTGCGATTGGCTTACTTGAATCGCGGGCGCCATGGCTTGCTGGCGGCTCCTACATACTCGATGTTACGAGATGCGACGTTGGTTGGCTTATTCCGGATGTTGGAAGAGCTCCGGGTGGATTTCGTATATCGGAAGACCGACGGCGTTTTATTGATCGACGGATGCCGGAGCGCCGTGTTGCTCCGTTCGCTGGACGACCCGGAACGGTTGCGGGGCACAAACCTGTCGTGGTTTGGCGTCGATGAGCTGTCGTATGCGAAACAAGAGGCTTGGCTCCGGCTGGAAGCGCGTTTACGCGATCCGAAGTCAAAACGGCTCTGTGGCTTTGCGGCGTGGACACCACAGGGAAGCGACTGGGTTTATACCCGCTTCATCCATAAGCCGGTTACTGGGTATGAGGCGATACGGGCTAAGCCGTTTGAGAATAGATTTCTACTCGAGAAAACGCCGGATTATTACGAGCGGTTAGAGAGTAGCTACGATCCTAAGTTCTACCAGCAAGAAGCGCTGGGCGAATACGTAAATAGTAAGACCGACTTAGTCTATGATTGCTTTAATCCATCGGCTCACGTTCAGAAGCAGGAGTACGATCCGCAGCGAAGTCTCTTCTGGGCCCTTGATTTTAACGTGACGCCGATGACTTCGTTGCTGGTGCAAATGCAAGGCGAACGGCTGCGGGTTCTAGACGAGATTGTGCTGGATCGGGCGACCACGCAGGAAGCGGCGACCGAATTTGAGAACAGGTATCGGGAACACCGGGGCGCTGTGGAGATATTCGGCGACGCAAGCGGGCGCAGCATGCAGACAACCGGATTCTCAGACTATCACGTTTTACAGAATACGCTCACTCGGGCGGGGATACGGCACATCAAGATGCGTGTGCCGGCTAGTAATCCGCCGGTGCTCAGCAGGATACGGAAGGTAAACGGGCTCTTGACGAACGCTATGGGCGAAGTAAAGCTGGAGATCGATCCGAAGTGCAAGCACTTAATCAAGGATTTCGAAGAAGTTGTTTATAAGCCCGGATCGGCAGTCATAGACAAAAGCCGCGATCCGCTGCGAACGCACGCTTCGGATGCGCTGGGCTATCTGATATGGGCACTGTGGGGAGACAAGGCGCAAGCGGGAGAGATGAACAAGCCGCTGTTTTAGGGAGCATAGGACGACAGAATGATTGATATTGACCGCGAACATCCAGAATACAAACGCGACAAGTTCCTGTTGCGTACCTACCGCGACCTGTACGCAGGAGGACACGAATTCAAGCATCGGGCCGCCGAATACCTGCTGCGCAGGCAACGAGAACCGCTAGATGTCTATGCGGAGCGGTTGTGTCGAGTGTTCTACGAGAACTATATCGGGTCGATTGTTGACTGGTACGCGGCAACGCTGTTTCGGTTAGAACCCAGTCTGCAGTTTGAAGGCGGAACGGAAGCGAGTCAAAACTTTCTGGCGCAATTCGCCGGCGACTGCGATTCACGCGGTACGACATTGACAAACTTCTTCCGCCATTGCCTGACGGACACGCTGGTTGTTGGAACGAGTCACATACTCGTTGACTTCCCCCGGCCGGAAAAACCGCCCACAAATAGGGCTGAAGAAGAAGCGGCCGGTATCTCGCGGGCCTACCTGGTCCACTACACCGCGGAAGAGCTGATCAACTGGAGTAAGAACGAGCGCGGCGAGTACGACTGGGTAGTCTTGCGCCAATCCGTTACGCGCCAACCGAGTGTGGATTCGCCAGAGATAGTCAACGAGACGCAGTGGCTCTATTTCGATCGTGAGAACTACCGAGCCTATAAACGTATTGAGAAGGAACATAGCCAGGCGGATGTGATACTTGTAGCCCAAGGGACGCACTCGATGGTCGGGCAGCGCCGCGTTCCATTATTCACCCTGGAGGTTAGCGATGGTCTGTGGCTGATGAATAAAGCGGCTCTTCTCCAGTTAGAGCACTTTAATAAGTCGAACGCTCTTGGCTGGTCTATCACGATGGGGCTGTTCGCGATGCCGGTGATTTATTCCGATCGCGAGTGGAACCAAATCGTAGGCGAAAGCTATTACATCCAGCTTGGGCCGCAAGACCGTTTTGGTTGGACTGAGCCGGTCGGAAACGTCTATCAGATCGCCGCCAATAACCTTGAAACACTGAAGGAAGAAATTTACCGCGTCTGTTATCTTTCGGCTGCCTCCGGCGAGATGTCGGGCGGACAGGCGCAGTCCGCGTTGAGCAAGCAACTGGATTTCACAATCACCCAGGAGGTCCTGCAGGCTTATGGGGACGCGGTGAAAGACGTGATCCGGAGAGTATTCAAGGCGGTCAGCGAGGCCAGACAAGACGGCGTGACCACGTCCGTCTCGGGATTGGATCAGCTCGACATCAGCGACTTTGGGACGGAAATGCAACAAGCGACGAACCTGCTGAATTTGGGGATCCAGTCTCCCACGCTGAAGAAGCAGATTTACCAGCGCCTGGCGTTCAAATATCTGAACGACGTGAGGCAGGAAACCAAGGATGAGATTGCGCGAGAAATCGAAGCGCAATTGGAGAACTAGTTTAGGAGGCTTATGTCAGAAGAAAACAAAGTTACAAATGGAGCGGAAAACGAAACCCACGTCCGGGACCTTGTCCGCCAAGCCATTGATGAGTTTGTGCGCGTTCAACAAAGCAAGGCGGAGCCCGCTTACAGGACGGAATTGCAGGAAGAGCGTAAGCGCCGAGAGAGCCTGGAAACGCGGCTCAACCAGTTAGTTGAAGAGAACCGGAAAGCCCACGCGGCCGCAGAGGAAGCGGATCGGAACTCGCAGATTCGGACAGAGCTACAGCGTCTGGGAGTATCGAAAGTCGACTTGGCATTTCGCGCCGTAAAAGACGACATCACACGCGGCGAAGATGGCCGGCTACAGGCAAAGGGGAACGATGGTAAGTCGCTCCAAGAGTTTCTGACGGCTTTTGTCCAGGAGAATCCGGAGTTACTTCCGGCGCGTATTGCCGGTGGCAGCGGCGTGCAGGCGGGTTCACGGAGCGGCCATACCGGCGGCGCGCCCGGCATCGAGATCGACAAGATTAAGCCAGGGATGAAGCCGGAGGAACTTGAAAGAGTTCGCCAGGAGATTTCGCGACTGGCAGCGCAGGCATTGCGCGGCGCGTAAGGGCCGCGGCCCACGCTCGCGCATCGGTTCGATTCCTATCCGGCAAAGAACTGACTAAAGGCGAACGGTTCCGGCCGAGTGGCCGGAGAAGGTTTCGCGACGAGGAGAGCCATTCCCGTCACACGGTTTGTCGAACAGTGCACAACGGCCGCAAGGGGCGTCCACTATTCGTTGGGCCCGGCGGGATGGTTGGTAGGCGGCAAATGATTGCCGCCATTTCTATTTCAGGAGACTTATGTCAACAATTACTTCCACCAATTTGGCGAATGCAATCGTGAAGCTAGTAGCGGCGGATGCGCTACCGGCTTTAATGGGGAACTTCGTGATGGGCAATCTGGTCAACCGGGACTATGAACCGGTGCTGGCGCACGCCGGTGACACAGTGAACATCCCGATCCCTCCCACGCTCGTGGCGAATAACATCGCCGAGGGCGGAACAGTTACGCCGCAGAATCCAAGTCTGGGTAACGCGCAAATCGTTTTGAACACACATGCCGAAGCGACGTTCCAGATTCCGGATGTCACGAAGGCATTGGCCTTTCCGGAGCTGCTGAAGGCTTACATGCAGCCGGCTGTCGTTGCGATCGCCGAGCGTGTCGAGTCGGATCTGCTCTCCCTCTACGGATCGTTCACCGCGAATACGCCAGTGGGTACGGCCGCTACTCCGGTAACCGAAGCGACAATCGACGCCGCGGAAACGGCGCTGTTCTCCGCAATGGTGCCGCCGAGCGCCCCGAAATACCTGGTCGTCAACTCGAGCACTTACTCGCAGATTCGCCAGATTCCCCGGTTTAGCGAATACTACTCTTCCGGTGAGGCAGGTCTGAAGGCGCTGGTCGATGGAAACGTCGGCAAGATGAAGGACTTTTTCATCTTCCGTTCGCAGTTTGTGCCCACGACTGGGACCTTGACACCTAACAACCACAACCTGGCTTTCACTCGCGACGCGCTCGGCTTAGTGGTGCGGCGCTTGCCGCAGCCTCTGCCTGGTACCGGAGCAATCGCGGAGTACGCCGAAATGGGTAACTTCGGTATCCGCGTTGTTATGAGCTATCAACCCAATCTGCTCTCTCAGCAGTTCACAGTCGACGTTCTCTATGGAACGGGCGTTCTGCGGAACAGCTTTGCGGTGCAGGTGAATAGCTAGTCAGCAAGTAACAAGGCCGGAGGGGGAACTTACGTTCCCTCTCCAGTGTGAAGGATAGAAGGAGACAGTCTTGGACTTAAAACAATACTTTAGAAAGCTACGGGAAACCGAGGCTTGCCTAACCGACCCTTATCCCGTAGTGATCAGCCTGGAGACCGCTGATGGCGGTAAAGCAGGAGTTGCCACGGAAGTGCCGCGCGCTGTCGCGGCGCGGATGATCGTTGAGGCACAGGCCGTCCTCGCTAGCGAAGAGGAAAAGGAACTGTACAGAAGCCAGCGAGTCGCAGCCAAGCAAGCCGCTGAGAAAGCCGAGTTGGCAAAGCGCGTTCAAGTAACGATCGTTTCGGATACGGACCTAGAGCGCCAGATCTCCAGCCGTAAGTCGAACGGGCCTTCCAACAGCGGAAAGTAGAGTAACCATGGCGCTATTTACAGACGCGGATGCCGTCACCCTGAACGACTTGCAACAGTTCGAGTCGGCGTTGGTAGAGGTTGCCTCCACGCACGACATCAACGTTTCGACGAAGATAAGTCTGGCCATTAGTTCCATTGGGGACCTGCTGTTGCTCTGGCTGCTTAGATCCTTCATGTCGGATCCGCAGTGGCTCACACGGCGCGTGTTGGGACTCTCGACGGTGGTGGTGACACCGACGCTGTACCGCTGGCTGTGTTTTGAATCGCTCTCCCGGTTTTACTCGGAAGCGTATAACGTGCAGTTGAATACACGGTTCCAGGGGAAGTGGACAGAGTATCGGACGGCCTCGCAGCAGGCCGGCGAAATGGTGCGCCTGTCGGGAGTCGGAATCGTCTATCATGCGCTGCCGAAGCCGGCTCTGCCATCGGTCTCGACAGGAACGGGCAACGCCTTGGAGCAAACCATATTCGTTCAAGCGGCTTGGGTTGACTCACCCGGAAACGAGGGGGCGCTGAGCCCGGTGAATGCTCTAACGTTGCCAGACAGTTCAAGCATCACGGTGGCTATGGCCGAAGGCGATTTAGGAGCGCCGGCCGCCGCTGCCGGTTGGAATGTGTACGTAAGCACGAGCCAGGACGCAACATACCGGCAAAACAGTTCACCATTGCCGATAGGCTCGACTTGGACGCTGCCAGTATCCGGCTTCATAGACGGTCCTGCGCCAATCGATGGCCAAGTGCCGAACTACTTTGTTATCGACCCGAAGCGAATCCAGAGAGGATAGGAACCATGCTGCCGCTTTCGTTACTCGCCGCCCAGAAGATGGCGAATCTACTTACCAATACCAATCTGCTGACAACGCAGATAAGCCAGATTGCGACGGATAACAGCGTAAATGTTCCCGTCATCGCGCCGACTCAGGTTTTCTTGAGCTCCGCGACCCCGGATATCGGGGATCTAAAGGCTCAGATGACCTATCCCAGGGTATGTATCTACAGCGACACGATCAAAAATACCAAGGTGGAAAAGTACCGCTCGTTGTCCGGGACCGTCGGCGTAACGCTGGAGGTCTGGGCCAGCGCCAACCTCGTGCAACAAACGGATCAATGGATTCACTATTACGTGGAAGCGTTGACACTCGTTATGCGGCAGAACACAGGGGACTGGCAGGACGGGCTTTTTTTCTCTGGAATGTACACCGTTCAATTTCAACCACCAAAAGCTGGGGGACTCGGGTATGTGCAGTCCGCAAAGGTCACTTGCAGTCTCGGCGTAAGCCTAAATTAGGAGTTACAAATGGCAAACTACATTTCTTCGAATGCAAACCGCTTCTACGCAGCGCTAGAGGCAAGTTATGGGCAGGCGGCAACCGCGGCGGCAAGCAGCCGCTTCCCGGCGGTACAGTTAGTGGCGCAACAAACGTTAGAAAAAACTGTCCGTCATGATAAAACAGGTTCCCGTACGTTTTTAGGCACTCCCACGGACAGCCGGCGTCAGACTGCCTTTCAAGTCCGGACGTATCTGACCTCATGGAGTGGGACGGCAGCTCCGGGCTATGGACCGCTGTTCCAATCCGCACTGGGTGCGACGCCGCAGTCCTCGGCTGGTCTGGTGGTTGCTTCCGCCGCCAGCCAAAGTCAAATTCGGACAACCGCGCCACATGGATTGTCGATAGGCGCGGCCGTGTCCTTCAGTAACGAATTGCGCTTTGTGACCGGTGTGCCCGACTCCTCGACAGTTGTGTTGAACGCACCGTTCTCCAACGCTTTGTCAGTTAACGCCACGCTTGCTCCGGCCGTAACGTACAGCCTGTCCACGGCTTTGCCCAGCTTGACTCTGTTCGACTATTGGGATCCCTCGACGGCCGTGAATCGTCTGGTCACGGGAGCTGCCGCCGACACGTTTCAATTCGCCGTGAACGGCGATTTCCATGAGTTCGTCTTTACCGGTCCGGCTGCCGACCTGTTAGATACTACTAGCTTCGAATCGGGATCGGCAGGATTGACAGGCTTCCCGGCCGAACCGGCTTTAGGTTCCTTTGACTACTCGGTGGTCCCCGGACATCTTGGACAGGTGTGGGTCGGAGCGCCCGAAGACCAATTCTTCACGTTAACCAGCGCAACAATTGAGGTCAAAAACAATATCGACGTTCGGAACCGTGAGTTCGGGTCTTCGTATCCACGCGCGATCGCGCCGGGAATGCGGCAGGTCTCTTCGCAATTTACATTGTTCGCGCAGGACGATGCCCAGACTGATTCCCTTTATGCCGCGGCGAAAGCACGTAACACCGTAGCAGCAATGTTGCAGCTTGGACAGCAGCAGGGACAACTAATGGGAATTTATCTCCCGAACGTGACACCGGAGATACCGAACTTCAACGATACCCAAACCAGGCTGCAGTGGGAATTCAAAAACAACTTAGCGCAGGGACTGGTGAACGATGAGTTTTATCTCGCATTCGCCTAAGGCAATCGATTACAGCAGCGTGCGCTGGTACGAGAGCAGCACTATACCTGGCGTTAGTTTTGCCATCCGGCGAATATCGCTTCAACAGCGGATGGATCTAACGAAAAGAATACGCGAACTAAGCCTTCGAGACGAATTCCTGAAGGCTGGTACGCCCACTGAGCAGTTGAATGCAGCAGAAAACGAGCTGGCGGTCCGTAAAGCTCTGATCGGTTGGGGGCTCTCGAACGTCGCTCGACTGAGCCTGGACGGCGAACCGGCTACGGCTGACACGATCGTTGAAAAAGCGCCGGAAGAATTTGCAAACGAAATTATAACGGCGATCTCGGGCGAGTTGGGCCTATCGGATGCAGAAATAAAAAACTTCTAATCGCATTCCAATTCCAGTTTTCATCGCCGGCCGCGTGGAATTGCGAGAGTTGCCGAAAGAGCGGCTTGGTGAAGAGTAGAAATTGCGCTTGGCTTCCATCGAGTTCGACAACTCCGTCAAAGCCCGTGTGGGCTCGTAATGGATTAGTGACTTACCACTGTCCGAAGTCTCTGATTACGGCGGAAAGCTTGTCCTTTATCGAGAGCTACGAGGTGCTGAAGCGGATCGGGTGGTCGAATTTGTTGGATTTGGATGCGAGAACGGCGGAGGCGGCCTTGATTTTAGAGAACGCTTCCAGAAATCAGGACAAATAGTTTAAATGGCGAAGAACGAAAGCTTGTATAACCAGTTACTGAGTCACCTGACCAGGGTCAGCAGCGGAGCTTTGACGGCGGGCAGCGTGGACGGGTATGGCGCAATCGGCAGTGTCACTAAGATGCCGGCGGAAACGCTCATCAAGCCTACGGCGGACGCAAGCGCGAAGGCAGCTGGATTTGGGGCAAAGGTAACTGCGACTGGCATTAATTTCGGTAAACCATCGCAAAGCGTTCAATCAGTCTCAAATGGTTCCACGAATTGGGTGCAGTTGGCATCAAACGTTGCATCCGGAGGCTTGACTAGCCTACTCGGCGGCGCTGGATCGCTGGGATTGGGTTCGATCGAGTCGGGGTTGGTTGGATTGTTTGGCGGCGGAAGCAAGAGCCTGCCGGCCTTGCCGTTATTTACGCTGCCCCAGTCGCAAGACGTAACGGTTTATACCGGGAGCAGCGGTTCCACCGTTTACCAGGGCAGCGTGGACCAAACCGTTACTCCCAAATCGCAAACGCCCATATACTCCAATACCTCAAGTGGGACGGCAGTTGCCGCGCCGCCAAGCATCTCAGCGTCTACTTCTCTGAAAGATACCGCGACTCGCGCAAATGCGCCGGCGTCTACAGCGAGCGCGAACTCACACCCGCCGGCAAGCATCTCTACTCAGTCCACATCGGCCAGTGTGGCGCCCACCGACGTGAACAGCCAATGGTTCATGGAGCGCAGCAGCGATATCGCCGCGGCGGTACGCAATGCCATGTTGAACTCCAGTTCGCTGAATGATGTTGTCGCGGAGATCTAATGGCTACCTTTCCACAACTTTCGTCGGGAGCGGTAACACAGTATCCTACGCCCCTTGCCTCCGGCCAGGGAGTGATGGTTGTAAGGTTCCTGGACGGATCAGACCAGCGCTGTTTACTGCAGGGGCGAGCACTCCGGCAGTGGCTGATTAACCTAAACCTATTGAACGAGACTGAGGTACAGCAGGTCGAAGCGTTTTTTGTCGCCCAGCAGGGAAACTATTCTGTATTTTCTTTCCCTGATCCATTCACTGCGACCAACGTACCTAATTGCCGAATTGGTTCGCCGCTGCTGCAGACCAATTATGTATCTCCGGACATAACCGGAACCGCTTTCTGGGTCATCGAAACCAATGGCTAATCTGTTTTTTCCCCAGTTGTCTTCCGGCGCGACTGTCCAGTACCCGATCAAGAAGACCACTACCAGTCGAAATATTCAAAATGTTCTTCTGGACGGCAGTATGATCCTATTTGCCGATCCAAACGGATGGATGTTGAATTGGGAGCTGACTTACAGCGAGTTAAACAGTTCCGATATTGCCTTACTCCAATCTCACTTCAGCAACTGCCTGGGGCCATTTCACGCGTTCACATTTATCGACCCGACCGAGAACATGCTGCTATCCAGCGAAGCCCTGACGAATGCAGCCTGGTTGAACCAGGGAGGCATGACAATCGCAGGCAGCGCAGCGGATCCCACAGGAGGCTCCGCTGCATTCATCGTAACCAACACGAGCCAGACAGCGCAATCCATAACCCAAACACTAAATGTCCCGGCCGGTTACCAATATTGTTTGTCGTTTTATGCAGCATGTGCTGCGCCGGCTACTCTGACGCTGAGCCGCAATGGGCCGAGCGTTTCGCAGGCCGACTCAGTTTCTGTCGGGCCGGCATGGAGCCGATTCGTTTCCAGCGGGCAACTGAACGATAGCGGTATCGGATTCACCGTAGGATTTACCGTCCCAACAGGAGCACAGGTCCAGATATACGGCATTCAGTTAGAAGCACAGCTCGCTCCCTCCCGCTACCGTCCCACCGCGCAAACCGGCGGCGTGTACCCAAATGCGCATTGGGTCTCGGACCAACTCATGATCACCGCGCAAGGGCTAAATCAATTTTCGTCGACGTTCAGTATTGAGACGGCAATCTTAGGATAAAAATGTCCACTATCAACCAAGTCAAGCAATTGGCGGAAGCCGATACTCCGCTGCTGTTCTTCCAGTGCGCGATGCCCTCCGGAGACATGCAGCATTGGAGCACTCACGCGGTCCCGTTTAACGGTAATAGCTACGCGGCGCTTGTATTGAAGCACAATCTGTTCTCGCTACAGTTGTCCGGCGGCGACGCAATGGACGGAATTTCACAATTGTCGTTGACATTGGCCAATGCCAATTCAACTCTGTCAGAGCTCGAGTCTGCGATCGGCTTCAAGGGGTCGCAACTTACGGTCTACTTTGCGTTTGTCGATCTTCCTAGCCTTACTGTCACGACGGAGAGCACTGTTCTATTTACGGGTTCGGCCGGCGATCCGGATCAGATCACTGAATCGACGCTTACGTTAAGTTTCACGAGCAAGCTGAACCTCCAACGTATTGCCTTACCGAACGTCCGCATCCAGCGGTTGTGCCCATGGACATTTCCGTCGACGCTAGATCAGCGCACAGAAGCCGTAAGCGGAGGAACTCTCGGCAAGTATTCGCCATACTACTCCTGCGGCTATTCCGCGGATGTTATGAATGGCCGCGGAAACTTCAATGGAGGCCAGGCGTTTACTACTTGCGATAAGTCCAGATCACAGTGCCAGCAGCGGGGAATGTTCTCGTCGGACAATGCGGGAAATGTAACGCAACGCTATGGCGGCTTCGAGTTTGTGCCTTCGCAAATCATGGTTCGCACGAGTGGGGCCAAGACCTTTCATTTGTCGTCCGTTCTCGATCCGGCCGCAAACTATAACGATCCTGTTCCGATGGTCTATGGAACCGGATGGATACATGCGCCAGTGATTTTCAGTCGAAATGACGGCAATTTGACGCACATGGAAGTGCTGTTGAGTCTGGGTTCTATTCAGAGTCTGCTAGGCGGAACAATTCAAGGCGCGTTTAAGGTTGTTGTGAACGACGTCGAGATCCCTCAAGGCGTGGGGGGGCAGGACATGACTGCCACGGGTTGGTACAGCATAGTATCCACCGGCGACGTAAAGGGCGCCTTCGATCTCGACTTTACCGATGCTAACAATCAGCCGCTGGGCGATCCCTACGGAAGTATAGCCGTCATTGAAATCGTAGTGCCCAACCGGATTAGCAGTGGACGAAGCGTGCCGACCGTTGAGGTGCTGCTGCAGGGCTTGTTGCTTGATCAGTTCAATGCTGATGGCAGTTTGCAAGCAACCAGCTTCTCGGCGAATCCGGCATGGGTCATTCTCGATATCCTGCGGCGCTGTGGATGGACGACCACCGACGTAAACATGCCGACTTTCGTGGCGGCGGCGGCCTTCTGCGACACGCTCATCAGCACCACCGACCTGAACGGCAATCCGTTGATGGTACCCCGATTTCAATGCAATCTGATTCTTATGAAGCGGCAGAGCGCGGCCGAGATTATTCGAGGGATCAGGGTCGCGTCCAGCCTTATGATTCGTTTCGGCGTCAATGGGCTGCTTGAATTACTCCCGGAGACAACCATCGCCATGCAGCAACAGACGCTTCCCGACGGGGGCAACAGCACGGCGACTTTGAACGGCGGCTGGCCAGCCTACGAATTTAGCGATGGGTCGGGTCCTTTTTCAGGAATTGCGCGGACCGCGAGTGGGGCGTCGAGCATAATCTTGACATCGAGAAGCCTCGCGGAGACCTCCAACCGGCTCAGCCTGGAATACCAGGATGCATCGAATGAATATCAGCAAGATTCTCTATCTCTGGTCGATGCGGATGACCTGGCGCTGATTGGCTATGAAATCAGCAGTCAATCTACGGCATTGGGTGTGGCCAACGCGAGTCAGGCGACGCGCGTCCTTCTTCGCCAGTTGGATAAGTCTACCAAGGGTAACCGCTTCATCGAATTTCAGACTAGCTTTCGAGCCATGAAGGTACGTCCGGGAGACATTATCGCCGTAACGTACCTGAAAGAAGGCATGGCGCGTGTGCCGTTTCGGGTTACTAAGTTACTGCCATCCACCAACTATCAGATGGTGACCATTTACGCACAGATCCACGACGACGACTGGTACAGTGACAACCCGGCCGTTCTCGGTGGCGCGGGCCGACAGCCCGGATCGCAGGTTCAGATACCGCTACCTCTGCTCGGCCCTCGCTTCAACAGTTCCGGGAATACCGATTTCACAGTTACCGAGTCCATTCAACAGCAAAGCGATGGCAGCCTAACCGACACGCTTACGGTCAACTTCGTACAACCCGCCAAGCCGGCAACCAACTCTCCCAGTGTTCCGCTTTTGTCGCTGTCGCCCACCATCGGCGCGACCGGCGGGACCATTGCAGGCGGACAGAATCTGTATTATGCAATCAGCGCGGTGGATAGCGCCGGCGACGAAGGAGCTCTGTCGTTCACGGTATTGGCGGCCATTCCACAAGGTCCAGCGACCAATTCCGTGATGCTGACCGGCATTAGTTTGCCGGTCAATGCTGCTGGATTTAATGTATATCGGGGTGCGACCCCTCAGTTGTTTTACAGGATCGCGACATCCGCGCCGATTGCGACTTCTTATACCGACATAGGCGCCGCGCCGCAGGCTATTGGCCCGCCGGACCCCAATTTCGATCACGCCAATTTTTATTATCGATTCGAATTGGCTGGACCCTATTGGGTTACCGCCTCCACGCCTACTACGATCAGTAATTCCGACATGGGTGCAACGGCATCCGCCTACATCGGGATGATCGCCCGAATCGTCATAGGAACAGGCGCCGGGCAGGAAAATCAGATCACGGCAAATGACGCGACAACTTTGACCGTCACTCCAGCTTGGTCAACACAACCCGATGCGACCAGCCAATTCGTTGTAACAGAGGCGTCGTGGCGTTTCGGCGCGGTCAGCGCGACCAGCCCGGCGCAGTTTGAGGTTCCATACAGATTGGGAACTGCACTCGAAATCAGCGGACGTTCAGCCAACGTAAACAATCAGGAATGCGCCGCCGACCTTTGTCCCAACACGAGTGTTGTGTTGGGGGCCCAGACCACCGATAGCGACGTACCTCCCGCGCCGACCTTCACATTGACTGCACCCGGACAAGGTAATCTCACGATTTCTCAGATCGGGTTCGCGAGTCTCACAAACACGGATGCAGTAACATCGGGGACTCTGCAAACAGTTTATTGGAATGAGTTGAACACCCCGAGCACATACTCGTTAGCCGCGCAGCTCGACGCGACAAGTACGACTGTATCGCTGAATCAAATTCCATCCCCTCAGCCGCAACCAGGGGATACGATTCTAGTTGGGGCCGATGCCCCCGGGGCTGGGCTTATCGGCGCTGAACTGATGACGGTTCAATCGGTAAACACGTCAAATAACACTTACAGTGTGACGCGTGGCGTGCTGAATTCGACCGCCGCCATTCACCAACTGAACGTGCCCGTCCTGCATTTGCAGGCCGCCACCTTCGTGTTGCCCTTCGCCGACAACTTCTTCGAAAATCGTGCATCGCAAAACTATCTTCACTCTATGGACCTTCCCGAAGCGCGCGTCGTCGCGGCGGAACTGTTCGTGACGAACGCGTTCGGCAATAGTGAGGCCACGACTCAATGCTATACGAGCGGGACGGACGGAGGGCTCCGTACGCTCTCGGGAGGGCAGTACTCATTTCAGGTTAGCGGTTACCTCGCAGTAGAGCAGAATGCGGCGCCGCCCCTGTTGGTGGAAGCAAACCACGCAGTACGCGACATCCGGGCAACCGTCAGCGAGGCGGCCGGCGAGACTGCGATCACTATGAGCATCCTGCAAAATGCAGTGGATTACTGTGATCTGTCAATCGCTCCAGGAAGTCTGGTATCGAACGTCGTCCAAGGAGTAGATCTCCCGCCTTTGGTTAGTGGAGCGACGCTGACGCTGAGTATTACTGGAGTCGGTCAGGCAGCAGCGAGTACCCCAGGAAGCGATTTGACCGTCACGATTCGGTTATAGCCATGGCGGAACAACTTTTCAAGTTGAGTCCCGATCGGGACTTACAATGTTACTTCCTGACGCCGTCGGCTATCGCGGCGATGTCGCAGGCCAGCCCCACCGGCTTCACCGTTTCGGGTAAGTGGCGGCAGCAGTTCGATTGGGCCGTAATCGAATGGAATCGCGATAATGTTTTCGAGCATCCGGCATTGCGCTATCTTCCCGACGGGAATTTGAGCGGCTTAACGTTAAGTTATACCGAACAACGGACCAATTGCATCCCCATCGAATCGAATCTGTTTCCGGTTGTGTCCTGGGACCAGCTTCGCATTTGGGCAGTTAATGCGGATGGGACAGAGACTGTTTATTATGTCCCGATTGCCGCACACGCCAAACCGGTCGGAGCGGGATACGTTTCGGCAGCGGGCACGATGACGTTAGTTGCATCTCCGGGCACAGGTAACCACGTCGGGTTGGCGTTCCTCGAGGAACACTACTATTACACGGTGGGAGCGGGGGACAGCTTGTCCACTATTGCGGCTGGCATTGCGGCGAATATTAACAATATTAACCAGGGAAGCGTAACGTTTACAGCGGCTAGTGATGGACCTTCAGTAACGGTAACTTACGCTCCTCAGGCTGGTAAAGCGCTATACACCGACCTGCAAGGTGCAAACGGCAATCGTATCGGCATGTATGGATTCGCGGGAGGTGGCACGACGGCGTGGAAGGTTCCTTCAGTAACATTCAGCGGCGGCCAGTTTCCGCAGAGTTACAACGTTTCTTTCAACTTCGCCAGTCTCCTGGGAACGACAGATGCGGACGATACGCCGCAATCAGTGCCCACGACTAGCGTTCGAAAACTACGATGGACCTGGTCGGCCGATTTGCAGCCAGGCATATTTGCCCCGCAGGAGTTCTCGGTAGCTATTTCGAATTGGGCTGTAACTGGAACGAATCGACAGTATTTCGTGGCCGGTCCTGGCAGCCGGCGCATTGAAGATACCGACCCGTCTGTCACGTATTCCGGTAGTTGGACGACGGACATCGGAAACTACTCTGGGAGCCGGATTCACAGCACAACCATTACGTCGGCGTCGGTCTCGATCACTTACCAAGAGCCTCTCCAGCATTCTCTCTACGTGGCAAGTCAATATCTTTCTCCAGGCTCCAGTATCAGCGTGTCGGTAGATGGAGGAGCGCCACAGTCATTCCTTCTGGACCTGCCGGGCGAGGATGTCCTCTGCAGGTTACCGCTGGGCACGTACGGAGCCGGACAGCACACGGTCGTTGCTACAAACCTGGGCACTTCGAACCCGAATTACACAACATCGAGCTTTTACTTCGATTTCCTGGAAATTGCTTACCCGTCTGCAAATCTGCCAACGTTTACGCCCCAACCGCAATTATCGCTGGCGACCGACTGGGATACGTATCACTCCCAATCTCTACCCGCCGAACGCACAGCGTGGCTGATCAATACATTGGGATTCACCGGACGCGTGAATCACTATACGGGGGCGCTTTGGTTTTACGAGATAGTGCGCGGCGGAACGCAGTATGCGACGGCGTCGGTAACGATTCCGGAGGAGACAGTTAGCCAAAGCGGCACGATGATTTTGGACATCGGGACGGAGGGATCGACGCCCACGCCAATCTCACACCTGATTCTGCCGGACGATACCGCGGATACGGTTGCGCAGGCGATGGCCTGTTTAATCAATCTGGGTTCGAATCTGCTCTGGGCGGGTGCTACCAAAAACGTTCTGACTCTTACGGCGCGCGCAATGGGAACACAGGGGAACACAGCTGCAATATGGTTGTATGCGGGGAGCGAAGGTTTTACAATTACACCTTCCAATGCGGTGCTGTCGGGTGGCGTCGATGGGACGCCTTATGATCTCGACTCGACCGATCCGCTCCAGCAGACTTTGATGACGACCGCCGATTTCTGGCAGACGGATCTCACGGCGCAGCCGCGAATCAACCGCGCTGCTCGCGATTGGCACCAAGCGTATTTCACGGCCTTAAAGGGTTATGGAATCGATGCAGTCGCTTCCTTCAGTACGGAACTTCTAAATGCCGATAGCTCTGTAACCGCCGGTATCGCGCAGCGCTATCCCGATGGAACACCAGTGGTTCTGAATACGCCATCCATTCAGACAAATTTCTCTCCAAATAGCCTGGCTTACTGGACGCAAGTTTATCTGGATATGGCGCAGTTACAAAGTAACGCGGGCTTGGTTCCATATTTGCAATCTGGCGAGGTGCAGTGGTGGTACGACCCCAAGCCGAATGTAGGGTTGCCGTTCTACGACGCCTACACCACCCAACAATTTCAATTGCAATACGGGACCGCGATGAAGGTAATTCTGGAAAATACAGCCGATCCCTCGCAGTATCCGAATGAGACCGCTTTTTTACCCACGCTCATTGGCGCGTACACGGCTGCCATTCGAGGCGCGTTGCAGGCCAATTACCCAGGGTGCCGCTTTGAGGTGCTCTATCCAACCGACACCAACGACACGCCACTGAACCAAGTCATCAATTACCCCAATGGCGACTGGACGCCGGCGAATCTTACTCGTCTGAAGACTGAGAGTTTCACCTTCACCTTGAACCGCAATTTGGATCAATGCGTCTACTCGATGGGAGTAAGTGCGGCGAAGGGGTTTTTCAACCAGCAGCGAAGCCATCTTGTCGGCATTTCGGACTCCTGGACGCCATGGATGAAGGAGGTCAGCTATGCATTGGCGCAAGGTATGGACTCGGTTGTATTGTTTGCGCTCGACCAGTACTGTCTGATCGGCTACCCAGTGCCGCCCTTCCTTAAAATGCGATCAAGCCGCCGGCTCGCGTAG